ACAAAACTGTAAACACCACTTGTCGCGCCTTTATTAGCGTCAAGTATGTCCTTTGGCTTAGAGTAAAGTTCCCTTTGCCTAAATACAGAGCCAGCTATTGCAGGCGTTTTTAGGGTTTTTGGGTTACGCACTAGGAAATTTCCTCGTATGAAACAATCGCCTCAAGGTCACTAGCGGCAGAGGCGGTAAGCCTTAAATCGTCACCTTCTTCTAAATATATAGCTTTTGTAATTACCTCAACTGTATCGTCCGCCAAAACAGTGTATCCTTTAGCTATGTGATAAGCAGTGCTTGAACGAAGTATATCAATAGTTATATCCGCATTATTCGTTCCATCAACATTTGATATAATGATGCTGTTTACCTTAAACACTTTTCCGCTTGAAGCGGCGTTAGACACAATAGCTGTGGCAGATGTGCCTACGGCTTGAACTGCGGTTTTTCCTGTGATTGTTGCTACATTTACTATGTTTGGTGCCGCCATATTATCCTCCGAATACAATAGCCATCGCTATCGCCTTTCCTGTTGTAGCGACTATCGCGCCGTTAGTTGTAACCGCCCCGCTAAAAGTTCCCGTTGTTGCCGATATTGCGGCATTAGGGTCTAGCTCTAGCCGTGCATTAAACTGTGATAACCCTCTATACACAACATATACGTTGCCAGTTCCTGATGAGGGCGCGGCATCAAATGTTAAAGTTGTGCCTGTCGCGGTGTAGGACTTGCCTGAACCCGGCTCCTGCTGAACATTGTCAACAAATACCTCTAGCTCTTCGCTTACGGTTACACTCTTGTTTAGAGTAAACGCAGTTGTAGAGCCATCGCCATTAAAATACTGGCTGGTGGGCATTGTGAGCGTTGTTGCTGGTTTTTGTCCTACATACGCCATTAGCCTGCAATCTCCATGACTGTAAACTGTGAGGTAATATTTGTATCATCAGCGCTATTTCTATGATTAATGCCGCCTGTTCCGGTGCTAACAAATGCTTGTACTTTGTATGTAATAGAGCTTGCTGTGTCAGGGTCATCTAAAAAGTTTATAGCTAAACTAGCTACAGCCCTATTATCTAAAGCCGACTCTGAGCTAGGATACCATATTTTGTAAGCATTATAAGTCTTTCCAGAGCCACTACCTATCTCTGTGCTGTCTCTAAAAAGTTTTATACCACAATAATTACCACTAGCTCCACTTATACCAATAGACCCTGTAAGTAAAAACTCAGATGTTGCACTTGTCGGAGTTATGGTTATAGATAGTCCAATGTCCTCTCCAGTTGTGCTAGTTATATCATACTCAGTATTGTCACTAACTGACTTAACCTGCAACACAGTACCACTGGGCAAATCTCCAGCAGTCACCGCCCCACTAGCTAACTTAGCGTTTGTTACAGCGTTTGAGGCAATTTGATTTGCTCCTATTGTGCTTAATGGCATTATGTAATCTCCAACACAGATAATGTTACGTCTGCGGCAGAGGCCTGACTTGCAGTTATTCTCAAGATATCAGAAGCGTTCATAACAATCTTCTGGTCGCCACCGACAGCCACCAAAGACGAGCCAACAGGCACAATCGCGTCCTTTACGATATGAACATTGTCTCCGTCATTGTTAATCAACTGAACAGAAACGGTAACTGAAACTGTCAAAATATTGGCAATGTTCAGGCCAATGATTGTTGTTTCCGTAGAGGCGGGGCAAGTGTAAACATCGGCATTTGCCGTTCCAACCGCAGTGTCTGTAAATGTCTTAAATGCGTTTGCCATCTCTTACCCCAATGCAATTGCGAATGCCAAAGCATTCGGGTCTTGCTCTGTTAAGTTTACTGGACTATCGGAAGCGTCATTAAAAATCATCTTCTCAGCAGGCATTGTACAGAATATTGTACGAGTACCTGCGGTCCAGTTTATCTTCTCGTCACCAATTGTTAAGGCGGTGTCGTCCGCTAGTGTGACGGCTGTGTCTAACACAATACTTGTCTGGCTGTTTACAGTAGCTACTTTAACCACTCCTGTAATTCCAGTGCCTCTGACGCGCTGACCTACTGTCAACGTACCGCCCTGCACATTATCCACAGTCACTGAGGTAGAAGCAGATACCGCACCGTTTACATCGGCTGTAATCTTTGTGCTGCTGCTCTCAAAGATAGTGTCTCTGGATAAGGTGGTGCCAGACAAGGTATATGTGCCTAAACCAACCTCAAAGTCCGTACCGTCAGAACATGCGTAATAGGTGGTGTTGCCATCACCTATTGTTGAAAACGCATCAAACGAAGTACCAACAGCACCAGCCAGTGTATATGTGCCAGTGCCCGTGGTAGTGCTTGTTTCTTTAATACGGTCTTTGATAACCAGTGCCATTACTTCAACTCAACACTCAAGTTAGTTGCGTTAATACGGAAAATGTCGCCCGTAGCGATTGTCTTGCTTGCGTCCAGCGCACCAATAAACAGGATATTAGACCCGTCAAAGGTTAGCTTTGTGTCATCTGCAATAGTTACAGCAGTGTCCAGAACAATCGCGTTCTGCGAAGTTACTGTAGCTACACGAACAATCCCTGATGCGCCTGTGTTAAGAACCACATCACCCACAGCAATAGTTCCAACATTACCGTCAAGAGCTACGCTTGTAGAGGAACTAACCGCACCATTTACATCGGCTGTTGCAATGTTTGCGTCAGCAATGAAAGCATGTGTCACAGTGTAACTTGCAATGCCGCTTGATGCTGAATACTCGATGTTGTCATCGTTCTTAATCAACTGCTGGTCAGAAATCACTGTGTCAGAAATGCTATGTGATGCGGCGGTTGTGCTTGACGCGCCACGAGTACAGCCTGTCAAAGTATTTGTACCATCAAAAGATAGAGCAACGTCGTCAGCCACCGTAACCGCAGTATCCAATACAATGGCAGTCTGTGATGTCACAGTAGCCACACGAACCGTACCAGAGATGCCTGTGCCTGTTACAACCATGCCAACAGTAATTGTGCCGCTGTTACCGTCCACAGTTACGTTGGTAGAGGATGAAACAGAACCGTTTACATCGGCAGTAGCAGAGCCGTCCTTGCCTGTGAAGGTGATGATTTCGTCATTGATTGTCACTGTGCCTGAAGAAGGGAAAGCTTCCCCGTCTGTCAAAATCAGTTCTGTGTCAGCAGACCCCGCCGCTACAGCCAGTGTGGTAACAGATTGTTTCCAATTTGCTGCCGTTACTTGCTGACGAGTATAGTTAGCGTCTTCTGAGCTAACAGATACTTCTGTTAAATTACCTTTTTCAGCATTACCTACAGCGGTAGCCAAACCAACATAAATGCTGTTGCCGGGTGAAGCAAAGGAAAGAGAATCATTCTTGAACAGATAATCCAAGATGCGTCTTTCCAGATATGTGGTTGCCGCGTTACTTGTTGCCATCTTACAAACTCCTAAGTTCTTGGCCTATCTGGTAAGCCCCGTCTGTATGCATCACTGTTCTCTCTAGCTTCTGCCAAATCCTTCAGTCTTTGAATTTCCTGCGCGAATCTCTGCTCGTACAGTTGCATCATGTCCGCCTCACCTTTCATGTAAGTATACGCTTCCACAAGTGAGCCGTAAAGAAGAGCGTTCGGGGCATTCTCGCTCAACCATGATGTCCCTGCCCCAACACCAGCAGTGATGCTGGCAGGGCGGTAATAGTAATGTAGTTCTACAGTATATGCCTGATCTGGGCTAGGTCCTAAAATAAAATTGTCTACGTCAAAAATAGCGTAATACTGCGGCGCAGAAGTTGAGCCGTAATCAATGTTATATTGCTGGACGTAGTTAACATCTTTCAACATTAAAAATGCTTCGCTGCCTGACGTGGTTATCTGCAAAGAAAACGGAGCAAGATAATCCCCCGGTACACTGAGATACGGGTCTGTGGCAGTCAAAGTAGACGTTGCGTTCTTACGAAAAAGCTCAAGGTCAACAAGAGTAAAGATACGATCTTCCGCCGACCGTATAAAAATAGGAAGGTTGTTTACGAAAGAAGTCTCTGTGTTTTCCGCAAAATCCTGTATCGCATCTTGTAGCTGTGTGTAAGTAAAAGACATAACCTATTTCCTATGGAGAAAGTGTAACGGGGCCAGAGGTCGCATTTTGACCACCGCCTCGTGTACCTCCGGCTGTTGCTGTTCCGCTGGACGCTGTGAACGTGTATGTGTTAGCAGTGACAACAGTGATTGTATAACCCGACGCATCTTCCAATACCGCCTTTGTAAAGCCATCAAACCCATTTGTTTTCCGAAATCTTACTACATCCCCACTTGTACGTCCATGTCCAGGCTCAGATACAGTAATAACTGCCGAACCCACAGAACCAGAAAGAAACGGGTTTGACCCTAGAAGCACTGCAACAGCAGACTCTGTGCGTTGATCTGGACGAGGGTCCTGCAATGCCTGTGGGTCTGCGCCTGTCTTTATGGGTTCCAGTTGAGGATGCTTTTGCTCAAACTCATCCGGCCCAACCTTTGAACCATTCCACTCAGTTACCATTTCAGACAAGCGATACCTAAAGCCAGAACGGTCTGAGTACCCCCATGCTTTTTTCCCAGACGCATACCTTGCCATTAGTTCACCCGAAGATAAGAAACACTAGGTTGTAACTTCAGTGGTACTCTATCTTCATCCTCATCCGCCGCACGTTGGAACTCTTCCTCATACACAGACTTTAGCAGTTGTATTCTGTCAGGGGCTTTCTTCATAGAAATGTAGTATGCCAGACCTGCAACCATGCAAGGCAAAAAGCGAAATGGTGCGTCCGTTGTATTTGCCAAAGTATCCACGTCTTCTATTCTACTAACGTAGTAATACACAAGAGTGTCAGTAGAACTGTCTGGTGTAGACCACAAAGTAATTTGAGGCTGCACCTGTCTGTTGAAGTAATACTGACTAGGACGACCTTCTGATGCCTTGTTTGGTAAAGTAAGATACTCACCACGAGACATTCGACTAAGCTCGTAGTCCACATTATTTCTGCGGACAACAACTTCAAGAAGGTCGGTGTAAGAAGCAGCAAAGGTGTAAGTGGCTGTGCCAGCAGTAAGAGCTTGTGTCCCTTGCTTAACTGTCCATAAATTCAGGCCACGGTTTGCCCAGTCAGCAAACATCAAGTTCATAGAACGACGCGCTGTCTTAGTGTCATAACCAGTGCGAACTTCAAGTCCGCACCGCTCATACGCTTCTTCGATTATCTCAGCTACGTCGAGGTCGAAGTTTGTTGAACCTGATGTTGCCATGCTACTTCATCTTCTTGTTTGAGCCGCCGTACTTAAATCCTGGTACACCGCGACCTTTTAAAACATCCTTGCGGGTAACTTTTCCGTCACCAGTAAGGTCAGGAAAATTACCACCACCCATCTTGAAACGTGTGCGGCTAGGTTTACCTGCTCTAGCAGGCATAATCATTGCGCCAGCGGCGGCTTTTCTTGGAGAACAGTTCATTACTTTTTCTTCCTTCTTAACGATTTAACCCTGCGAGGCTTGCCAGCAGGCTGACCTAACTTTTTCTTCTGTGCTATTCTACTACGTTTTTCCGCAGCCGTCATCTCTTTGGAAGTTTTTGGGGTCTTGCTGGTAACACGCTTAGAAGGTCTGCAATAAGGCGTACCACGTTTTTCGCCCTTTTTCCTGCCACACGGCTTGCCTGTGCGGACATCCTTCCACTCTTCTTTGAACCAACGCTTTAACGCTGCGCCTTTTTTTGTCTTTCTAACTGCCATAAGCCATCCACGCTACCCAAATAATAAACCCAGCAATCAAAAAAGTTAGAGAACAAATTGTCCCTATTTCTAGTAACTGTTGTATCTGAGCCTCTTTTCGTTTTTTCTCTTCAAGCCGCTCTTTTCGTAACTGAGCCTGTATCCTAATAATCTCATTCCAACCATTCAAGCCATAGTTACCAATGATAAAGTTGCGAAGCTCATCTTCCATCTTCTCCGCTTTTTTCTTTATAGCAAAGGTCTCTAATGCCTCTTCTTCTACGCTGCCTATCCTTCGACCCTTGGCTTTGTTATGCCCTTCCTTTATGTGGTTGATTGCATTCATCCACTTGCCGATGTCCCCCGCCATCGACTCAACTTCTTTGCCTATCTGAAATCCTTTACGAATCGCCTGATAAGCAGATGTGGCAATGGCGAATGCGCTTACAGGATCCATGCTATGACTGCGTTACACGCCCTTTCGTTCTTTTACGTTTACCATTCATCACAGCACCACATCCACGCGCCACTGCTGTCCCTTTGATGGCGGCTCCTCTGAATGCACGTTTCGGCTTTTGCTCGTGTATGCCACCCTCGGCTTTCTTTTTTGAGTTGCCCCAATTGGAAGCACCGACTTTTCTGCACTTGGCAAGGGCACCGCTTGCGTAAGCCGAAGGCCAGACTTTGTAACGGGACTTAACCTTGTGATAGCAAGCATCTTTCTTACTCATCTTTTTGCCCCCCGGCTTCGAGACTTGCTGACTCATTGAACCACGCGAGATTGTCATTTCTATTCCTTTGCAAATAATCTTGCCACAACGGTGTTAACATTTTATGGTTTTCAGCCACCTTCACAGATATCACAGCAGTTTCTGTCTTCAACTCAACAACAGACAAGGCAATCCATGCCAAAAATCCAAGCACACCCGTAAGTAATACGTTTAACATTTCCATCTCCGCCGTGCCGCGCAAATACGCTTCTTTGGTGTTTTCTTACAACTAATGTTGTGCATCTTCATCTGTCCTTTTGAACGAGAACAGTATGACTTCTTGCGC